AAGTTAAACTCCTTGAAGAAAATAGCCATATCAAATCTGTCTTGACCGCATCAAACTTGATCGGTGGAGTTTCAATGGATTCAGGTAAACTTCCTGATGGCTTCAAAGATAAGCTTAGGCTCATCAAACAACAACATCCACTTGCGGACGGAGTTTCACACTTAATATGAGTATCACTGCCACTGAAGCAAAGTTCCTGCATGACACCATGCGTCTCATCAGGACTAAAATCGAACTTCCAGAACAGGAAGATGAACTACTTTTCACTAACCCAACCCCGAAGGAGATCTTTCAGCACTTGGAAGAGCACGTCGTCGGACAAACCCATGCGAAGAAAGTACTTTCAGTTGCAGCACACAATCATTATAAGCGATTGATGATCTGGAAGGAATCAAACTTCGAGACCAAGCTTGACAAGACGAACTGTCTCATCCTTGGACCAACTGGAACAGGCAAAACCTTCCTCGTGAAGAATCTGGCCAAGTTCCTGAATGTTCCATACTACATCGCTGATGCAAACTCACTGACCGCCTCTGGCTATGTCGGAAAGGATGTTGATTCGTTGATTGAAGGATTGATTGATGCGAGTCAAGGCAACTATGACGCGGCAGCAACCGGAATCATCTTCATTGATGAGTTCGACAAGGTGTCACGGAAGAGTCTGTCAGGCGGCAAAAAGGATGTCGGCGGAGAATCTGTCCAGCAGTCACTTCTGAAGATGATTGAAGGAAACGAGATTGAGATTGAGCGTCAACAGGGCATGAGTAAGGTTCGCATTCGAATCGACACCTCAAATATCCTGTTCATCCTCGGTGGTGCGTTCGTTGGACTTGAAGACATCATCGCGAAGCGACTTGACGTTGGCCCACAGACATCCATTGGATTCGGTGTGTCAATCGAGAAGACCGTTCCTGATAAATCATTGTTGCATCAAGTGACTCCGGATGACCTTCAGAAGTTCGGATTCATTCCAGAAATACTTGGGCGTATCCCGCTCATGGCAGTCTTGAATGAGCTGACTGAAGATGACCTCATCAACATCATGACGAACGTCAACAACAATCAGATCTCTCAGTACAAAAATCTGTTTGAGTTCTCTGGAAAAACCGTAAACTTCGATAATGAAGCAATATTGGAAATCGCTAAGTTCACCAAAAAGCAAGGCACTGGAGCGAGGGGACTTCGTTCGATCGTTGAGAACATTCTCCTTGAGAAGATGTTCGAGTTGGAAGATGCCAATGTCACGAAAGGTGATGTTGATCTGGTGAAGGATCGCTTCTCAAATAATTCGGAATAGACTCAAGTTTATTTCAAATTAAAATAATTTCTGTTTGATTTTTACTATAACAAGTATAATGAAAATCAAACAGAAAGGCATCACCATGAAAAACGACTTCAAAATGAAGTTTGACCACAGACTTATCAACGAAATCAATGTTGAGCAGATCAACTCACCGAAAGGCCGGAGATATTCTGATGGTTCGTTCTCATATCCAAGTATCACCACAGTTCTCGGTGGAACTTCGGACAAGGCTCCATTGATCAAATGGCGTGAGCGCGTTGGTGAGGCCGAAGCTGAGAAGATCTCCAGGAACGCTGCTGCTCGCGGCACTGCAATGCACCAGTTGTGCGAAGATTACCTGATGAACGATGAGTTCACTGAGACAGGAAGCCCGATGGGTGAAATGCTCTTCAAGGGAATGAAGCCGAAGCTGGACCGAATCACTGATGTCCGCGCAAGCGAGAATATCTTGGTCTCTCATAAGCTTCAAATCGCAGGAACCGTTGATTGCATCGCGATGTTTGATGGTGTGTTGTCGATCATTGACTTCAAGACCTCAACTCGCCCGAAGCAGTTCGGTTGGATTCAGGACTATTTCATGCAGGGTGCATTTTACTTCACGGCATTCAACGAGATGACTGGTGAGATGCCAAAGCAAATCGTGATCTTGATCGCTGTTGAGGATGGAACTGTGCAAGAGTTCGTCGTGAAGGGAACTGACGTCATCAAACACGTCGAGCTTCTCAAAGACCGCCGGAAGCAATATGATCAAATTAAAATTACATAATCCCCACAAAACACTATAACAGTTTTATGGAAAACAAAAAGGAAATCAAATGCAACTCCTGACACCTTCAATAATCGAGAAGGCTGCAAACGACATCACGGGATTCTGGGAAACCTCAGAGCTCCATGATGCGGACAAGAAAAAGATCCTGGAAATGACGTGCAATTTTTATGAGAATAAAGATGAACACATCATCGATCAGTATCTTGCTGGCTTGGCACGCCGAACCATCAACAAATACTCACCAGAAACAGGCTTTGAATTAAATGGAACAAACCCTTCAAATGACCGACCAAGCTAACGAATTTCAGCTTCGAGTTAAGAACCTTGGGCGGGAGATTGAACAACTCAAACTCCTTGAATCGAATCTTTCATACATCGAATGTACTGTTGAAGTTTGTTTGCGTAATGACCTTGAGTTTGAAGGGTTGAAGAAGTCGATCCCAAAGAATATTCGCGAGAAGATTGAATATGAGGCAACTCAGCTCAACCTGATCAACCGGAAGCAGAAAGTCAACTCATTGATGATGTCATGACACGCGCAGGATATGAGATCTACGTCACATACCTCGCGACTCAACGCCACTTCAGCACGAGTTACGACTACTTCAAATATAATGGAAAGGTGAAAGCTTCGATTGACGCATACAACAAGAGGAATGACATTTATTCCTTTGAGAAGTTGTCCAAGATCATTCCAGAAAAGGACCGCATTGATTTTTTTGTTGCCCATTTCGTTGAGAACCCTAAAGAGTGGATTAGGAACATGTCAAAGCCGAAGCTCCTGACATATCAGGCCACGATCAAAAACGTCCTGAAGGTGTTCAGAGAAGATCTCAACACAATCAAGAATAATGATCCGGTCGAGTGTATGAAGACGAGTGATGGTGGGATTCCCCTGATCCATAACCTTGAGATGACGGGTGAGATATCAACTGAGTCGTTGATTTTACTTGATTGGATCGCCCCGTTCATTGATGACCACGCTGAGAAGGTTAAAGTTCCTTTCGCATGGCCAGCCCAGATAAAAAAACTTCAAAAATATAGGCCATTCCTGCAAAAAAAGCTGGAAGAAGACTATAAATACAAAGTGAGTGACGTATTTCGAAGCGTCTTCATGTAAATCAAACCAAAACTGAAACTGAAAAGAATTTCAAACAAACCAGGAACTAAAAATGTCATACTCAGATTACTTAGAAAACCGCAAGTCCGCTTTTTCAAACATCACCGAATCCATCAAGAAAGAAACCAAGAAGAATCGTAATAACGACGATGACATCTGGAAGCCTTCAATGGGCAAAGATGGTACGGGCTACGCAGTCATCCGCTTCCTTCCGGGAAAGGATGTGAACAAAACTCCATGGGTTCGTGTGTATGATCACGGTTTCCAAGGTCCACAAGGCAAGTGGTACATCGAAAAATCACTAACTTCGGTTGGCGAACAAGATCCAGTGTCAGAATATAACAGCATGTTATGGAACACCGGAATCGAATCAAACAAAGACATCGCGCGAAAGCAGAAACGTCGAACCAACTACTATTCAAACGTGTTGATCATCAAGGATCCAGCTAATCCTGGAAACGAAGGTCAAGTTAAGACATATCGATTTGGTCAGAAAATCTTTGACAAGTTGATGGGCGCTATGCAGCCAGAGTTCGCGGATGAAACCCCAATCAACCCATTCGACCTTTTTGAAGGTGCAAACTTTCGTGTGAAGTTGAAGATGGTTGCGGGATATTGGAACTATGATGCTTCTGATTTTGAGAACCCGAGTGCTCTTTCTGAAGAGCCATCAAAGTTGGAGAGTGTATTTGAAGCTCAGGCTGATGTGCATATCTTGATCGATCCAAGCTCATTTGGAACGTTTGATGAACTTAAGGGTAAGCTTGACATGGTGTTGGGTATTGACTCAAAGCCTCAAGCGCAAGTTCCGGCTCAACAGGCACCGTCTTCAACCCAGTCGACATTCTCGCCACCAACGGCAGAAACGTCTTCAAGTGAATCAGAGTTCAGCTCAGTCTTCAAACAGCCAGCCGAAAGCGAAACTGTTGCAGGCGCGACTGAAACAGATGAACTGGAAGACTACTTCAAGAATCTAGCTCAAGATTAACTTGTTTAATCTGAACGCCAGCTAGTGCGTTATGGGGGGTTTGAGCACCCCCCTTTTTTTATTTGTAAAAGTCTAAAATACCGGAAATGTTTTCCGAGTCCATCAAACGTATCCTCTGAATAAGTTCTTTGATCTCAAGTTCTTTTCTCGTTAATTCCAACTGATAAAACTTATCACAATCGAGCCTCGTTGGAGGTGGATTGAGTGCTATTGTCAGTCTTGCATAAACCCCAAACCTATCAGTACGATAATCATTCGTTACTATTCCGAACTCCAGATTTTTATTCCCTGTAATCGCGGATCTGCATTCAACGTCAGCGCCCCTGATGGAATCATATGCAGTTGAAGCACTCGCGGATGGAATATTCAGACTCAATGATGAAGATGTTGTTTGTGCCGCAACACTCCCGCTAAGGATCAACAGACAGAATATTTGAAATACTTTCATAATTTTTTGTTTCAACCTTTCCACAAATCACCGTTGTTATTGATGATTGGATTTCATTTTCAAGGGTCATTGATTTAGTGCAAACCAATACTGACCTGTTTTCCGCGACTTCCTTTTCCATGAAAATCTTGAGTTTGATTTTTTCGTTTTGCTTCAGGAAAAATATGCGGTGAACTGACCCGAACTCGAGTCGTTCTCTGGTCTCAAAATCGAATACTTGGATCTGGAACTTCTCAATGTCTTTTCGATAGTTGAACATCTGAAAATCCATCTCCACGTATCGCTTTGACTCAAACGACCAAACGATCTGCTCACCTGGACCCATCGAATGGGAGTGAGCAGCACCGCTTATCAACATGAGGCCTAAAACTATGGCGAACATGTGACGGTAGAAATCGCTTGGTATGTTCCAGGAGGGAAACTCGTTCCTGGTTGTTGCGAAACTGTTAAGTCAAAAGTCCAAGAGTCGGTTCCTGCGTTCTGAAGAAGAACACCACCCCCACTTCCCCACACCGCCGTTGGGTTTGCCCCAACACCATCATTGTCTTTCATGAGATTGAAGATCGCGGCTGGTTGGTTTGGGGGCGATGTTGCCCAACCAAGAGGCTCTGAAGCGGTTAGTGTGTAAACAGCAGCAGCGTTCGTAGTTGATGATAATGTTGGTTTAACACCACCACCAAGAGAAGTACTAAAGTTTCCTGAAACCCCGTCCAAAACTAATGTTCCTGTGATATCAACGGTGATTGAACATGTTGAGGTGATCACTGCGTCAAACAAAACTGATTCTGCCATTGCGCTCATTGGGAGGATTCCCAAGCATAAGCATAATATTTTTTTCATTGTTATTTCCTTAATTATTTAATT